GACCATACTGACGATCCAAACATGTGAGCGGTTGCCGTGAGCATCGCGCGCCTTGATGTTGTTCGTCACAAGCACCTTGCGCTTAATCTCGCCCTTGATTGGTTTCCACGCTCGCGTCATTGGGGGCCTTTCAAAAATCTGGTGCCAGAAGTCAGCTATCCCGCCTCGCGGCAACGCCTCAATCCTACCGGCACGCCGATATAGGCCGCATTTGCCAAATTGTCAAAACCTGATAGATACATTCCCAGAACAGGGTTTTGAAAATGGCAAAACGAGGCTTTTACCGCAAATCGGCGCGACACCCGGAAGGGTCGCAAAAGGAAATGCTGATCGCGGCTGGTTACGCGACGCTCTACACGGAAGGCAAAGACGAGACCGTGATGCACTTCGCATCCAGCGCGCGCGCGAAGGAAGTCATCGGCGTGCCGACACTCGGCAGGCTGGCGTCATCGCGGGATGCGATCCGCGCCGCCGTCGAAAAGATTTTCGAAAAGGGCGCGATCATTCACGAGGTCGCGACAGGCAGGCGATCCGACAAAGCGCATGATATGGCGCTGATGATGGCCGACGCCGCTGATGAGATTGGCGCGGACAAGAAGGTCCACGGTCACGCCGCCTCTGTGCGGAACGGCAGCAAGGGCGGAAGGCCAGAGCTTCCTGATCGCATGGACGACGACGACGCCAAGCCGATCTGGTACAACGTCAAGCGTTATCCGAAGCCGGAGGACGCGGTGCCACACATGCACGGCTTTAGCGTTTCGACGGCATACAAGCGACTTGGTGCGCGCGGTTCGCCAGCGGGTCGAAAGTCAAAACGTAAGAGACACCACTAAGGAGCCGGAGATGAAGTGCGATTACCATCTTTGCGTCGGCGGCGGGTACGCCAAGGGCGACCGTTCGGACTGCTGCGTATGCTATCGGCCCCGGCCTCTGTCGCGTGACATGCCATCACTTGAAACAACAAGGTTCGCCGCCTCAGTGGGGCGGGGGTCATCTAACGATAACGAAAGATAATGGAGCCGAGGATGCTGTCGCGGACGGACGAGATGTTGGCAACTGCGGAATGGATGATCGAAGACCTCAATGTCGCCAGCGGGTCTCTGCGAGACTACGCGCATCGCCTCCTTGAGCAGAGATTGTCTGTAATGACCATCGGGCAGTTCTCGGCGCTTGAAGACGCTGCCAGAAAGTTACAGGGCGAAGCATGGGAACGAACCTACGGCAATCGCCGCAGGACACGTTTATAAAAGGAGCGGCTATGACTTGGACACGGCCAGAGAACATAGACAAGCACCCGCTTCGGTACTCGCCACTCCGCGATCAGATCGAGGGCATCCTGTTGCGTCGGCATTTTGATAAGCGGCTTGACGGGTATTTTCTTGAAACGTCACTTGAGATTGCTGAAACATTGTCGCCACCCCCAGAGTTAAAGTAGGAGCGACGGATGACAGTTGGCGATGTCCCGGTGTGCCTGACATGCGGTCAGTACATTTACAGCGTTCCACATCGCTGCGGGGAGCGCCCCGGCTTCGTGTCAAACGCGATGGGCTGCATCTGCCCGCCCGGTTCCGAGCGCACATGCCAAGGCGCATTGTGCCCACGCCGATCTTTCTCCCTACCGATCACGTAAAGCTAGGAGGCCCTGTGGACGCGATAGAGAAAATCCGCGCACGTCGCGAAGCGATCAACGGCGCACCTTGGCGCTATGAAAAGCGCGGGCAGATGGTCTTCGGGTTTTCGGTCGGAGGCTGCAACAAGGAACTGTCAGACTATCGCGTTGCCGACATCCGCGGCTGGGGCCACCTTCAGTACATGGGCGAGACACGAGGCGACGGGAAGGCGCAGGCAATGCAGGATGCCAACGGCGAGTTTATTGCTCATGCCCCGCAGGACATCGATGTGTTGCTGGCTGAAATTGATCTGCTTCGCGCATCATTGTCGTCACCCCTTGAGAGCAGATAGGAGCCGGACGTGACCACAACTCGCATTCAACTTCTCGGGTGGCTTGAACATTGCGAGCGCGAGCATCCGGGCAAAGGCACACCCATCCCGACATGGCTCTGCTCGATGGACGCGCTCTATGATGAAGTCGGGCGCGGCACCGTCGAGGAGATTGGTATCCAGCCGATTGTTCCGCGCATGGGAATGGTATCGACCATCTACGGACTCACCGACAAAGGCCGTCAGGAATTTTATTCATCTCTGCCGACACCGGCAGACGTTTAAGAGGAGCGGATCGTGGAAAACCGATGGGCATTCGAGGACTACAGTTACCCGCGAACTGGTTGTGCATGTTGTGAGCAGAATATCGGATGCCCGCCGGATGAGAAAAACATCCATCACTGGACTGGTAGTGTGGCTGGGCGGTTATGGAAAAAGTGTACCCGCCGCGAAATAAGACAATCATTGCCGACACCGGCAAGCGTTTAAGAGGAGCATCTAGTGCCGTCGCATCGCCGCGTTGCCAAACCAATCGACCCGCGCAAGGCACTCAACAGCGCCATTGCGATGGATGTTGGCAAGGAGATGGTCGCCTATCTTGAGGTAATGTACCCGGACGTATTCGACAAGATGAATGGCGGGTGCAAACTCTCGATCCGCAACCACATTCACAATGACATCATCGCGGCGATGGAAATAGTCGGCGCGGCGAACCATGTAGAGCGTCTCAAGGAACAGGCAGACTTTCGTCGCCAGTGGGTTGCTGCCTATCGTGGCATGAGACGCAAGAAGCTTGTCGCTACCGGCGACGGAAAGTAGGAGCGATTGACGTGGCGAAGGACTGGCCCTGCAAACTGAAAGACGGAAGCGTCAAGCCGTGTCACGCACTCGCTGCGGTGGTGGATGGCAACTGGATGGAGAAGCGCAAGGGCATCTTCGTCGCGACGATCATCAACCGAGGCGACGACACTCAGCGTTATCTCTATGGCGTCCGAAGCGGCGACCATACCAAGAAAGGCGTTATGTTTAATCACTGCCCGTTCTGCGGCGAGTCGATCCTGCCGGACGCAGCGGCTAAACTTGGCGCTAAGGCAGCGTAAGAAAGAGGAGGCCCGCGTGGAGCGAGAATGGAAGTGCGGTGAATGTGGGGAATGGGTCTCCACTAAATTCATGCGCCATCACCACCTCTCGCAACCCGCCCCAAGAGTGTCGTTCGATGAGCCAGAGAACACCATGACGTTCGAGGCCACCAGCAATATGACTGTCTACACTCGAAAGCACGAAGATCCGGTTCGCAATGTTGTCATTACCGGCGACGGAAAGTAGGGAGCGCTTGGAATGACCCGCGAAGACCATCTGAAAGAACTGATCGCCCGATGCGTCGAGCGTCACCAGCGTCAGTGCGAGCAAGAGACGAAAGAGTGGGTCAACGAATTGATTGAGATCGAGATGCACAAACCAATCTCTTTCGCCACACTTCTGGAAAAGTAGGGAGACTTTAATTGGCCCAAGACATCAGTGAAACGTTGAAGCAGCGCGGTGCGCAGTACGGTGTCTTTACGGACAACGCGCAGAACATTCAGAACATCAAGCGCGTGATGCATCAGATGGAAAACTGGAAGAAGCTTGCGGACGACCAGAAGGAAGCCTTGGAGATGATCGCCGTGAAGATCGGGCGCATCCTGTCAGGCAACCCCGATCTGTATGATCACTGGCACGACATCGCTGGTTACGCCAAGCTGGTTGCGGATCGGCTGACATGACTGAGTTCGCAAGGCACACTGATCCTTCTACTAGCCACCGTGCTGCGCCGGAGGATGACGCACTGACACGGTTGCAGATGCTTGTCGTGGAGTGCCTTGAACAACATCCAAGCGGGCTAACAGTGCCAGAGATTGCAACGATCCTGAGCCTGCCACGCGATACGGTGTCGCCGCGCATGAAGACCTTGGTGGCGCAGGGTCGCGCACACGACACCGGGTTCGAAAAAATCCCGCCGCGCCACAGGCGGCACTGCATCATCTGGTGCGCCGGTCTTGGCAACGCGCCACCACCACTGTCACGTCACGCGCGCATGAAACGCGCACTACAAACCATAGCTGCGAACGGCGATGACGTGTCGCGCGAGGTCGCAAAGGCGGCACTGACATGAGAGAAAGTCAACTGGAAGCGGTGTGCCGCAAGCGCGCCACGCAACATGGCGGCTATCTGCTGAAGTGGCAGGGAGAACGCGGCGTGCCGGATCGCATCCTGACGATGCCGTTCTACGTCGCCTTCATTGAGTTCAAGACGCCGGTCGGCGTGATGAGCGAGATACAGCTTGTGTGGAAGGTGCGCCTTCAGACGATGGGCTTGAACCACTTCATCGTGCGCAGCGTCGATGACTTCCAAGCGATCTTGGAACAGGCAGAGATAATCAAATCGAGGATGTCACGCTGATGGTAGAGAAAATATTTGTGTGGTCGATGGTCAATCTGGTCGTCGCAGTGATGATCATGGTCGTGGCGGGGGTGTCGTGTATGTATGGCGGTAGCCCGTCTATCTTCGCTTGCCACGCGTACCTACCGCCAGTGTGGATCGTCACGTGGATAGCCGGAAGCGTTGTGACATTCGTACTGTCTTTCGTTGCCACGGTGTGGAGGATGATGTGATGAACCAGAACACATCATTGAAGAAGATGCAGGCGATCATCGGGGGCGTGAACGATATGCGCACCGCATATGAAAAGCTGGAAGGCGAACTGCGCAAGGGTCCGGCGTCCTACTACTTCAGCAAGCTGGAAGTGATGCTGACCGGCCTGTTCAGCTTCGCCAAGTTCCAGATCGGTGATCGCGTGAAGCTGGCCGCGGACATCGACGCCAAGGGCGGCTGGTATCACTGCGCGCACTTCCTGAAGAAGGGCGAGATGGCGACCGTTGTTGACATGGACTATGACGAACGCGGCTTTTCATACAATGTCGTCTTCGACAACGAAACGTGGATCGACCGCGATGGCGTCAAGCAGCCGGTCGCTAACAAGCATTCGTTCGGCCTATATGAACGGCATCTGGAAACAGCGTGATGAACGACGCAGAGTGGTTTGAGAAAAATCCACACAGGCTTTTCCGTCTGCGCCCCTATGTACCCGGAGAGTTTGGCAAGCCCATCCCGGTGGGACGGCTTCCTGATGAAGCGATGTTCTTCATCATATCGGCCCGACTGTATGAGGAAATCGCGCGGCGGCTTGTCATAACGGACCGCGTGATTGACGACAACGATCACGACTTGGGGTTCGTGTACATCGTCGCAGGGAACGTAGTGACATGAAGCCCGCCAGCTACCAGATCGACGCATCCGGCTTCGTGTACGAACGCGACAGCAGCATGATTTTCGCGCGGATGGGCACAGGCAAGACGCTGTGCAACATGATGGCAATGAACGACTGGCTGACGGATGATGCGGCCAAGCGCATCATGGTCGCTGCGCCGTTGCGCGTTGTTGAGAACGTCTGGCGGCAGGAAGCGATGAAGTGGGGCATGCCGTTCAGCTTCGGCATCTACACTGGCAAGTGCAAGCAGATCGAAGGCCACAACGATGTGATCTTAGTCAATTATGAGAACTTATCGGCGCTGCTGGACACCAACCATGGCTGCGACGCCATCGTGTTCGATGAACTGAGCAAGCTGCGCAACCCGACAGGCAAGCGCCAGAAGGCAACGCGGCGCGCGGACTGCTTCAAGATCAGGACAGGCAGCACAGGCACGCCGACGCCGAACGGATTGATGTCGGTCTACGGCATGTGTCAGGCGGTGGGTCTTGGCCATCTTGTCGGAAAGAGTTTCGACAAGTGGAAGCGCCAGTTCTTCTACCCGACCGACTTCAAGGGTCACGACTGGGTTGCGTTCAAGCACACCGAACTGGAACTGGCGAAGCTACTCAAGCCCTACACCTACATCCTTGAGGATGACGCGGTGGAGTTGCCGCCCATCGTGCGCCCGCCGATCCATCTGACGCTGCCGACTGAACTGCGCGAAGTCTACGACCGCATGCGCGCGCAGTCCGTGTTGTCCGATCTGGACATCGTCGCTGGCAGTGCTGGCGTGCTGCGCAACAAGCTGCGCCAGATCGCGTCGGGCTTCATCTACGACAACGCTGGAGCGCCTGTGAAGCTGACCGACTGGCGACTTCGTGTGTTGCAGGACATCGTGGATGAGCAACAGGGTCAGCCGCTGATCATCGCATACGAGTATCGCGAACAGCTTGCGATGCTGCGGCAGCGGTGGCCGGACGCACCGTTTCTTGGTGGAGGATCGAAGGACAACGACAAGACCATCGAACGCTGGAACAGGCGCGAACTGCCGCTGCTGTTCCTGCATCCTGCATCAGCCGGTCACGGCCTGAACATTCAGGAAGGCGGCAACGCGA